AAGGAGAGGCTCTCTAAAAGACTTTCTAAGTATTATGCAGGGTCTTGGTAGGTTTGATGAGAGTAAGTTCAATAGAAGCCTTCTAAAGTACACTTTCAGCAATGGAAGCTATATAGAGTTCTTCTCAACAGATATCCCAGAAAAACTTAAAGGTGCCCGTAGAACATCTCTATTTATGAATGAAGCTAATAACTGTAGTTTTAGTAGCTATCAAGAACTATCTATAAGAACCTCTGGAGATATATGGCTTGACTATAATCCTGTCAATAGGTTTTGGGTAGATAAAGAACTGATAGGTCAGCCTGATACAGATTACATAACTCTTACCTATAGAGATAATGAAAACTTAACTGATGCCATAGTTAAGGAGTTGGAGAAAGCAAGAGTAAAAGCTAAGACCTCAACCTATTGGAAGAATTGGTGTAGAGTTTATTTGGATGGTCTTACAGGCAGTCTTGAGGGAGCTTGTATATCTGATTGGAAAGAAATAGATACTATACCTGTAGAGGCTAAATTACTTAGCTATGGCATGGATTTTGGTTATAGTGTAGACCCAACAACCTTAGTTGCACTTTATAAGTGGAATGATGCTTACATATTTGATGAGGTTCTGTATAAGACAGGAATGTTAAATAGAGACATAAGCAGGTATCTAAATCAGCATAATATCAAAGAAAACATAATAGCAGACTCAGCAGAACCTAAGAGTATATCTGAGATTTCTCAGTATGGTCATAACATCTATCCTTGTACTAAAGGTAGAGACTCTGTTATCTATGGTATCAATCTTATAAATCAGAATGAAATATATGTAACTCAAAGAAGTAAGAACCTTAAAAGAGAGCTTCAAGGTTATGTATGGGCAAAAGATAAAGAGGGAAACACCCTGCAAAAGCCATCAGGGGAGCACCCAGACTGTATAGATGCTGCCAGATATGTTCTAACAGATGTATTAGAAAATCCACACAAAGGTCAGTATTTTATTTATTGATTTGCTTGTTAATAAAATGTTTATTACATTTACACTATAAACATTAAAACAATTATTATGAATTTTACAAAAATTTACAATGCTACTTTAGAAAAAAAGGATTTAAGATTTTCTTACAAGGGCGAAAAATTTGAAACCTTTATAGATTGGGAAGGAGATTTTTGCCTTACACATTACAACCCAAAATATTATAGCAATGGTGCAAGCGGTTGGAATAATCCCTCCATAGTCGCCAACAGCTGGTTTGTTGGTGATATTGAAGGTTTGGAAAAAACAGTAAATGAAATTATAGAATTAGTAAAACAAAAATAAAAAACAAGGGGGTAGAGATACCCCCTTTTAAATTAATTATTATGTATAAATTAGAATCAGTTGGTTGCTATATTGAAAAAACAACAGGTAACACTTATCCAATCAATTCAGATGGTACACCAGACCTTATGTCAGATGTCTTTATAGATGATTGTAGTGATGAATGGTTAGAGGCTTTATCATCAAAAGATAAATTAATTGTAAAAAAAGTAATAGAACAATTATGAAAACAACAATAGAAGAATTAATTACAGGTTACTTTAGAGTCCATTGGAAAGATGGACAATTTAGAGGAGGTTATAGAGACTTCCCTACACTTAAAGAAGCAGAGGAGTATAAAACATTAGTAGATGCTCAAGACTTGATAAATTTAAATCAAGAGATAACAAATAATTTAATGAATAATTTTGATATATGAAAATTAAAACAATAACAGAAGAACAAAACAAAAAGAACCTGAGAAAAGTATTTCTTGGGTTTTGCTTTATTATAGTATATTCCTATCTTGGTATTATAGGTTTAGTAACTACAGTAAAATGGATTATAGACTAAATAAACCAAATTGGAAAAAGATGACAAGGTGCTGGGATAATTACATAAGAGTTTATCCTGTACCTTTGAGTAAGGGTCCAAGACCTGATGTAAGACTTGAGATAGAATTTCAAGGTCAGTATAAAGAAGGAAAAATAATATTTAAACAAAATAAAAAAGGACAATATGAAATAAGCAAAAAAATAGAGGAGACCTACATTTGGCTCTATGATAATTATAAGCATAGATTTACACAGCCTGATGGGGCACATTATAAAAGGAAACATTTTTCATTTGATTAGAAAAAGACCCTCAAGAGATTGGGGGTTTTTTGTTTTATACACTTTTACAAGAATTTTATTATATAAGTATGAAGATTAAAATACCTGTTCCTGAAAGTCTCTCAGAGATGACTTTAGAACAATATCAAAAGTTTGAAAAGATAAACACAGAGGACAATCAAGGTTCTAACTTTCTACTTCAAAAGATGGTTGAGATATTTTGTAACCTCCCTCTAAAAGATATAGCTACAGTAAAATTTACCTATGTTCAAAAAGTAATAAAAGAACTTAATAAGAACTTCCAATCTAAAACACCTTTTATAAATTTATTTGTTATGGATGGCATTCAATATGGTTTTATACCTAAGTTGGATGACATGACTTTAGGAGAGTATATAGACATAGACAACAACATAAAAGATTGGGATAATATGCACAAAGCCATGACAGTTCTTTACAGACCTGTTAAGTTTAAAAAAGGAGATAGATATCAAATAGAAGATTACACAGCAGAAGAAAATCCAGAGCTTATGAAGCAGATGCCTTTAGATGTTGTAATGGGTGCTCTGGTTTTTTTTTATCTTTTACAAGAGGAGTTACTGCAAACTACCCTGAACTATTTGAGCAAAGAAATGGAGGAGAACCTGACTATGGAGCAAAAGCTAACTTTGGAAAAAAATGGGGGTGGTATCAGTCAATCTATGGATTGGCTCAGGGGGATGTTACCAAGTATGACTTGGTTACCAAATTAAATGTCCATAAATGTCTTATGTATTTATCATTTGAGAAAGAGAAAACAGAAATAGAACTAAAAAGACTTAAAAAATGAAAGCCTTCTATGATGTAACAAACCAGCTCAAGACAACTCTTGCAGCAGAACCTTTTGTTAAGACTGTTACTTATGGTGAGCTTTCAGATGTAGATTTAGGTAAGCAGACTATTTTTCCTTTGGCTCACTTGATTGTAAACAATGCTACAGTAGGAGAAAAGGTAATTACATTCAATACTTCTATTATATGTATGGATATAGTAGATATAAGTAAAGATGAGACTACTGATATATTTGTGGGTAATGACAATGAGCAAGACATACTAAATACTCAACTTGCAGTTCTGACAAGAGTTCTAAATCAATTCCAAAGAGGAGATTTATATGTAAATAAATTCCAGATTGCAGAAGATGTAAGTTGTGAACCTTTTGTAGATAGGTTTGAAAATAAACTTGCAGGTTGGACAGCAACATTTAACATATTATTACAAAATGAAATGACAGTCTGTAGCTAATGGAATATAAAGAAGTAAAAAAGATATTAGAGAAGTTTGCTGATAGTGTTATAAAACAAGCTAAGGGAAATCTTAGAAGAAATAGAAACAACAGATTTATAACAGGTAACAGCTCTGGTAACTTAGATGGTAGTTTAGGTTATACCCTAAATAAAAAACCTGAAGGGTTTAGTTTGCAGTTCTCAATGCTTGAATATGGCTCATACCAAGATGAAGGAGTAAGGGGTAGCAAAAGCACATACTCACAAAGTAGAAACAGTAGATTTGCTTTTTCAGGTAGATTTAAAACAATAAGACCACAATCATTAGATAAGTGGATGGTTAAAAAGAATTTAGATGGTATAAGAGATGCTAAAGGTAGGTTTATATCAAGAAAGAGTCTTAGATACTTAATAGCAAAAAGTATATATGAGAAAGGACTAAGAGCAAGTAACTTCTTTACAAGACCCTTCATGGATAATTACCTCAAACTACCTGAGGAGTTTATAGATGCCTTTGAGCTTGACTTTGATAATTTTTTAGAAGAAACTAATCTGACATGAGTAAATTAAACGCAAGGAGTCCTTTTTACTTAAACTATAGTACACCTACAGAACCAACTGTAGCCTATGATTGTACAGTAGCAAACCTTACAGGTTTCTCTGTAGACCAAGAAGGAGTAGTAACAACACCAAATATAGAGAGAGGAACTTTTAGAAGTTTTACAAGTTCTGCTGGAGATTTTGCAAATGGCAAATTTGCTACAGTAAGCACAGACACATCAAGAACTATATCTGTAGTAATTGGTATACCTACAGGGTATTCAAACAGCTCTGATGGTACATTTACTTGTACTGCTACAGCAACACAAATTGCTAAGGTAACCTCAGGTTCTACACCCTCTTGTACAGGTGGACCTACACTTAATGGTAGTATATCAACACAAACAATAGCATCAGGAGGCAATACTGCAACTATAAATGCAGCAAGTTTTTTTAATAGTGCTACAAAGTATTCAGTAGTAAATATGAATCCTGCTTTATTCAATACATCTCTAAGTAGTTCTACTTTGACAATTACATCAGGTAATTCAGGAGGTTCTGGTAGTGCTTATCTTAGAGCTAATGATGATGGAGTAAATACCTGTACAGCAGTTCAAAGGATTCCTGTTACTGTAACAGTATCTGATGCTCTTGGATGTACAGCGAGTTCTGGAGTTACAGCAGTAGATTTACAAGGTGGTTCTGCTACAGCAGCAGGGGTAGTTACACTTCCATCTCTTACAGGTGGTTTGATTGCTTCTTTTTCTTTGGATGCGAGTGGTTCTCCAACCATAACAAGTCTCTCAGCTAATTCAGGTTCAGCAGCTCAGAATGTTACAGTATATTTTAACATTACAGTAGGAGCTGGTTTTTCAAATTCAGGGGCAACTATTGTTTGTCCAAAAGTTATATCTCAAGCTGGTACAGGCTTACCTACATTTAATTGTGATGTTGCTGGAATAGAAGGTCAAGGTATTAGAAAAGATGGTAATGTAATTGTTGGAACTGCAAAAGTAGGAACAATAACAAACTACACTTTAATAGGTCAAACAGGCAAAACATTCCCAGAGGTAACCTCAGAAACAGACAGAAATGTATCTTTTGAAATAACTCCTCCTGCTGGAGTTTATGCAAGTGATTCAGCTATTACTTGTCCTGATTCAAGTGGTATTACTTTGAAACAACCTGCTGTAGCTACAAGATGTGGTTCTGTAGTATATTACATTAACACAAATGGAGAAGGAGGAGAAGATTTCTTTTGTCAAGGAGGTTTTCAATATCCAAGAACTTATAAAATTCTATCAGAAGCAGTAGAGATTTTAAACGCAAAAGGTAAAACAGTCTGCTATGCAAATCAAAGCACTAATGCACCTGAAGGACCATTTTTAGGAGGAGGTAGATATTTTGCAGTAGACATTTTTGTAAACAGAACATTTATAAGTTTACAAGCACTTAACGCAGATTTTTTTAATACTTTCATTATATGGAAGATTGATGATGGTGTAGTGTCAGAAGTTTGGCAATGGAACTGTAGTAGTGGAGGAAATGGACAAGGTAGACAAATTCAATAATTATGGCAGCAACACTAAAATCAGTTACATTACAAATATATATTTACACAGGTACTTCTGGGAGTTACTCTGATAGTGATTTAAAATTTACAATCCAAAAAGAAATAATTACAGGACAATCAAAAATTATATTTGAAATTGCAGAGCTTGTAAGAGATTTTATAGATATTAGTTTTAACAATGACTATCTATCCAATACAGTTTGGGTAACTGCTGTAGCTAATTTATTTGATGAGACAGATACAGTATTTAGTTTTGGAAATCCTGTTACCAATACATATTTAGCTTTTGATGGGTTTGGATATTTTGAGGATGAGATAAATCCACAGGGTAATATCTATGACCTTATTACTTCTTCTAACATTGTACTTCCAAAAGATACTGCTGGTAAATTACCTGTATATGCAGCGAGTACAGGAAGTGTAGTTATTGATAGTAGCACAACTTCTATAACTGACAATGGAAACTCTAATCAGAAGATACAATATGTAACCATACCTGCTAATAGTTCTACAATACTTGTAAAAGATAGCGGAGGCACTACAAGAAAAACCATTACAGTATCTACAGAATGTCCTGACAAACATACACCCTATAAAGTAACCTTTGTCAATAAGCATGGAGCTTTTCAAGACTTATATTTCTTTAAGAAATCAGTAGAGACCTTTAGTGTTACAGGAGATGAGAGTTTTAAAAGAAACACAGTAAGCACAAGCACAGTTACTTATAACACTTATGAAGGTCAGAAAGAAAGGTTTAATGTAAATGCTCTTAGTAGCTTACAACTTAATACAGGGTTTATACCAGAAGATTTAAAAGAAGCAGTAGAAGAACTGTTTATATCTGAGAATGTATTTATAAGGTTTGAAAGTAAAACTCTGCCTATCATACCTAAGACAAAATCATTTACGCACAAAACAAGTCTTAATGATAAACTAATAAATTACACAGTAGACTTTGACTTTGCCTTTAACAAGATAAACAATGTTAGATAATGAAAGTATCTTTGCAGCTTTATGTAAATGGTCAGCAAGTAGAATTGTTTGAAGATGAAAGTATTACTCTTACTCAGAGCATACAGGATGTTAGAGATATATCAAAGATATTTACTGAGTTTACAAGACAGTTTTCTATACCTGCCTCCAAAAATAACAATAGAGTTTTTCAGCATTTCTACAACCAAGATATTGTCGATGGATTAGATGCAAGACAAAAGATAGATGCTGTCCTTTATCTTAACCATCAGCTTTTCAAAAATGGTAAGGTAAAATTAAAAGGCTCAACTCTTAAAAACAACAAACCTCACACTTACAGAATAGTATTTTTTGGTAACACAGTAAACTTAAAAGACTTGGTAGGAGAAACATCAATAGCTTCACTATTACTTTTAAGAAACTTTACTTTTGATTACAATAGCACTAATATAAAAAATGCATTATCAACTGCTGTAGACATTACCTCAGATGGAGAAATATTCAAAGAGGCTCTTTTATTTCCAATAATTACACACACACAGAGGTTGATTTATGATTCATCTCAAACAACTGCAAATACAGCAACTCAAGCAAATGTATATCATTCAGGAGGAAGTCATGGACTTGAGCTTACACAATTAAAACCAGCTCTTAATGTTTATGCTATTATAAGAGCTATAGAAAAACAATATTTTACACCTCAAGGTTATAAATTTTCTACAGACTTTTTCTATGACACCAATCCAAACCTCTCTGGTTTATATATGTGGATGCATAACAAGGCAGGAGCATTATTTGAGGACCAAGAAAAAATAGAATCTTTTACTAATTATGCTCATGTTCATGGATTGACAACTGTTGTAAATGTAGATAGTGATACAAATAGTTTTGAGTCTCCCTCAAGAAATGCAGGAACAAAAGAAAAAAAAAGGCAGAGGAGATTAAGTTTTGAGGTAATACCTTCAGGCAGTCAAGTTTACAGTATATATCTATATAAAGATGGAGAAATATTTAAAGAATATAGTGAACTCACAGGAACACAAACAGGAATAGAAACAGCTCTTGCTCTGCCAAAGGGTATATATTCTTTTGGAATTAAGTCTAATAGTGCAGGTACTTTTACTTTAAATGCAAGAGTAGAATTTACAAGAAAAACTATTTTTAACACTACCTCTCCCTCAAGGGATTTTACAATGAGTGCAAGTATTGGTACTGATACAACTTTAGATTTAGAGAGATACATACCAGATATTAAAGTTATAGACTTTCTCAGAGCTATTTTTAATATGTTTAATCTAACTGCAAGTGTGCAAAATGACAAAACAGTTAAAATACAAACCCTTGATGACTTTTATGCAAACAGCACTACAACTTATGACATAACAAAAGACCTTGATAAGACAAGCTCAATGATTGATACTGTAATGCCTTACAGACAGATTAATTTTGAGTATGAAGGTAGAGATAGTTTTTTTGCAAAAAACCATGAGAGACAATTCTATAGAAAATGGGGATGTTTAGACTATGATGCAACTCAGCACCCAAGTCCACCTGATAATGTTTTAGATGGTAGTGTGTATGAAATAAAAATACCTTTTGAACACCATAAGTTTGAAAGGCTAATAGATGGAAATAGTTCTGTAAGCTCTCCAACAAATCAAACTAAAATACAATGGGGTTGGTCAGTAGATGAAAAACAACAGCCTACAATAGGTAAACCTTTACTGTTCTATCCTGTACTATCTTCTGGTACTAATTTAAGTGTAATAGACATAGAGGGTAGTGTAAGCTCTCAATCAAGTTATTTTGTGCCAAGTAATTCAATATACCTTGAAAGACAAAAAACTTTACTTTTTAACAAAAAAAAATTAAATACTTCTGACAATATAAATTTTAATTCTGAAATTAATGAATTTGCTCTTGTGCCTTTTAATGAAACTCTCTTTCAGAAGTATTACAAATCATACATAGAGGAAGTATTTGATGTAAACAGAAGGCTGACTAAAGTAAAAGCCTACTTACCTTATGGTACACTTTTAAACCTAAGTCTTGCAGATATACTAATTATATTCAACAGAAAATATAAAATCAATAAAATAACTACAAATTTTGAGACTTTAGTTAGTGATTTAGAACTTATAAATACACACAAAGAAATTTCAGGAACTATACCATCAAGATTTTTAACCAATGAAGTAGAGATAGATGAGTCAGGCAGGACTATTTGTGAACTTACTGTAGACACTACAAATAAATTTGCAGACAATGGAGTTATAACAGCAGACCAAGACTGTAATTTTGATGGCAAGTCAATTATAAGTGCAAATGAGGTTCTTCCACAAACAGAAAAACCTAAAAACACACCTGTAATTAAAATACAAAATGAGGAACTTGAGGTAGTACCTCCTGTTTTAACTTTCCAAACACCTACAAGTGCTACATCTTCTGTAGTGTATATG